GGAAAAATAGTTTTAAAACAGAAATGTATTTATAGTTCATGCCCTTATTTATTATTTAAGTTTTAAGCACAACTTGGTCAGAAATTGTATCCTGGATGTGGTATCACCTCAGTTACTCCACATCTGATATAGTCGACCACCTTGTTATTTGGTGACAAACCAGGCCTGCAGGTCCGGTTATCACACTTGGAATTACATATGGGCGGATACACACGATAACACCTCTCACACCTGCCTATTGACTTGGCTCTGCGTCTTCTAGCATAGCTAGATTTCCCATTACCAAGTAATAAGCCAGAGGATCTACGAAATATATGCAAACATATGTTAACATCATACACACCATACTTACGACACACATTAATTATTGCTAACAGACGCTTGTTCTCACGGTCCTCCATTGCCTGCATTTCGATGGTTCCTTGATATTTCAGTCCCTTGAAGGCCGCCAGTGTACTTCTGTCTCCAGATTCGCGAACTTTTCATTCCTGTTAGACTTGTCAATGGCAAGCCTCTTGTGAGCATTGTGTGCGATATACTCCGCTGGCGTCGGTAGCCTAATCAGCCCTTCGACTGGCTGTATAGCAGCAGCGTTAGTCACGTAATCGAACGTGTCGAAGGCTGCATAACGAGCATTGAAAGGAAAGCCCATGGCCTGCCAGTCAGAGGGCGGCTGTTTTCGCACAAGCATACTGTTCCACACCACTGGGGCGTACAGCCTGCAGACACGCCTCAATCCAGATTCGCGCTTCATAATTGCCGCAACAGAGTCCACAGGTATAGCTCCTCCGGGGAATTCAATACTACCACTCGGATCGAGAAAGGCGGAGCTACTCACACTTGCGCACATGATGGCCATCTTCAGAATTACCTCTGCAACGAACTCGGTTGGTACTCCCATACCAGCCAAAGCAGATGATATTTTTGCCATTTCTTCCGTATTAGCCATATTGTTAGACACGGTGCTAACAGGCATCTTGAACAGCTCATCAACCGAGAACCGTCCATATGGGTTGGCTGGATTCCTTTTCATCTCTAGGACCGGTTCCAGGTTGGGCCTACCAATCTCGAAAGATATGTTCTGCAAGTTCGAGTTGTACCTCCCTTCGTTTAATGTATCTATCAGTTTGGTCAGGCGCTGCTCAAGCTGACTCTCGTGATTGCCACCCGTAGATCTTGGTGGTCTTCTCCTTTGCTCCGACGCTTCATGTTGCGCATTCCGTTCCACATTGCTCTCGTGAGACCCTGAGCCCCCCTCTTGCCCCTGTAGAATCGGATTCTCTTTTGGCGGCATCTTCTTGTGTAATGTTTAATATCAAATTACGCCTGCTCACCTAAAGGCGCACTCAACACTTTCAATTTGGCAATAGCTTCTATGTGCTCAGGCCTCAATTCGCAACCTGCAATCCGGATCGATTCACCGGTCAGAGTGATTATGCACTGCTTTTGTTCGCTTGGATAGAAAAAGTACAGAGTTAATGCGAAGCAAAGCAAACTAACAACTAGGCTCAATGGGTCGCCCCACATGCGTAGCAATTCGAGCGTTTTTTGCTTAGAAAAATCACGAGCCCCACAAGAACAATAACCAAGGGCCAAATTAACCACTGCCCCTGGAAACCACGCTCGACTGAATTTAGTTTCCTTGGAGAACAGTAATCGACCGACTTTGTCCCGTCCCTGTACCGACCTCCGTGCGGTAGACTATGTTGCAAGTCACCCACGTGTGGCAGTGTAGATCTCGTCAGCAACCCAACTAAAATGGCGGTGGAGATACCTACTGCAGCGGCCAAGTACGTCTGTGCGAAATTAGGCGGCGGAGTAAGAGGCATCCGGATTAAGAATCAACAGTGATCGCCGATGCCTCGTTAGACACTGAAAAGCCTTTGCGGGGTCAATCTCAGGCTTACACTCAGAGGTAGCAAATGTGACACTATCAAAAGTTTGCCCACGTATCTCGTTTATGCAATAACAAACCAAGCCGTGTGCACGTAGCAAGTTCCCCACCTCTTTTTCGAAGAAGATAATTGTGTCTTTTGGATCCACTTCGTACAAGCCCTTTATCTGTACAACGTCCTCTTTTTCGGCGGTCACTTCAAAGTTCAATTCCCTCAACAGTTGCGCTGTGCACCTGCCAAAGCGATGACTCTCAGTCTTGATGAAGTGCGGCTCAAGTATTTCTCCCGCTCCGCCCTGAATGGGATCTGCAAAGTACGCGAAAGCGGCGATCGGCTCTGCTGCTTCAATGTATTCGTCTACTAGCAGAAACGGGGTCTTTGGGGTAAAGCCCTTAGCCTCTTTAATCCACCTACCAGATAAATGCGGCTGATCCGGTTTCCCGTATGTGCAAGCCTCGAATCTTGGGTCTGCCCTGATTATCTCTCGTATTACGCTGGATTTACCTGCTCCGGGCACAGAATGCACTACCACCGGCAATGTAAGATTGCTTTTCAAGCGTTTGAATTTATTTAGTTCTAAATATCTAACTAGCACATCCATCTACAATATTACAGCTAAAACCTAAGCTACAGATCAATGTTCGTCTCGTACACATGACGAACGTCGGACTTGAGCAGGTGCTTGTTTTTGATGATGATTCGCACGCAATTGTAGAAAGCGTCAACTTCCTCCTCACTCATACGTTCTTTGGCTCTCTCACCCATCAGATAAGCATAGGAAACTTCAATTGCATAATTGTCTATGCAGTTGGCCAAGTTATTGGTTTCTTTGGCGATGCACATACGCTCAAGCACGAGCTGTGGTTTCTTGAAGATTCCGTCTGGACTCAAGTTCCACCCGCAGAAGGTTGGACTTGAAGTGTGACACACCTTGGCTTTTAATTTTAGCTTCCCCAGAAACCCTTCGTGTTTTTCCGATTTGTGCAGTTTTTTGTTTGAACACATATCATCGCCTGCGAAGCAAATTCGCTCATCTCCCTTGATATCATATTGTAGAAATGTGAACAGCATATTGGCCATCGTGTTGAAGAGAAATGTGCTCGCTTCGCCAGAAAAGCGCATGATCGAGAAATTCCCCAACTTGGATCCCAGATGGGTCTTGATGTAGGTGTAATCTTCAATCAAGTCGTTCGGCAGGCCAAGGTACCGCATGAGGCATATCTCGAAAGCCATGATGTATTGATCTTGACTCGCATCAAACGCTTCATAATCAGATTCAGTACACAATGAGTCAAAACGCCCTATTTGCACCCATGAATTAAGCTCCTCTAAACCCTTTCCGGAATGTATGTAATACTTCTCGGGCAACACCTCGTGAAGTTTCTTCTCGATATATCTCATGTACGGCGCAAAGCGACAAAGCACTGAATGTTGGAAACATACGATCGTTTGCGCGGCTTTGGCATCTCTGAAACGATTGTCAAATTTTGTGCATAATTGTGATTTTGAGAAGACCATACCAACATCAGCGAGCCAATCCTTGCATGAGCGGTTGCTGTGATTTTCAATAGTTGCTGCACTCTTACTCGTCTTCTTCTCTTCAAACTCAAACTTCGCTTGAGCCATCATGTCTTTGTTGTGCATTGGTTTCAGAGGCACCCTTTTCAAAAATTCCCGAAGCAGAAATGGACCATAGGGCATTGCTTGACTCAATTTCGCTGATTCCTTCATAGGGCTAGAAAATCTCAGTCGTTTTCTAACAGCCATAATAAAGGTAACAGTATCTGATGCTCTATGCCGTGGGTAAATCGTTTCGAAACGCTCAGCTGCGTTCGTAAGGATTTTCCCAGGTTGTTTCGAATGCTCATCAGTGAACTGCTCTGAAACGAGGTAACCCATGCGTTTCTCTCTAAATTCCTTAGCCAAGATCCTGTGCACCCAGCTGGCTCGCACACTTTCAAGCTCGCATTGAGGGAGGTGAGTTCTGAACCAAACATTTTCCACTATCTCCTGTATCATTTCTACCTCCATCATATCCTCAACTTGCAGGAGATCAATCATAGTTTTGAGCCATGGGTCCCCTGCGAGCTTATCCTCTCGCTTGCCTTCATCCGCTCCATAGTGTTCACCCTCAAATCCTTTTGTGAAAATTGGTTCACCAGGTAAAAGTTCAAGCAAATCCTCCTGCTTAGCTGATCGGCTTAAAAACCGGCCTAATGCACGTTTTTGGTATTGCTTCTCGATTACATGCCAATTGGTACTTGTTGCATTTATTAGCACCACATTTCTCCTGAAACGACTCAAAGCGGTGAGCCATCTTTGCTCATTGGTGCGCGCTGATAAGTCACTAACCATTATGCAGCCTTCTTGAAACGTCAAGCCTGTACTTTCACCGAATGTCAAGCATTGGCACTCACTCCCGAAATAAGCTTGAACAATCTTCTTCTCATCAAATGAGGAGACAAGCGCCACTTTTGCATAATTTGCCCTCGCGTCGATTGCATCTAACCCCTCCAGCAGCTTCAATTTACGAACGGATTGATCTAGGTCAGATGCAAAGGCACACGGCAAACGTCCTTCAAAGACCGCAGATTGAAATCGGTAGCTCGATATGTTGTACCGATAAGTCCTCCCTTCAAGCAAGCGCTTAATATCCGGTTGGAGCGGTCCAAGGATTGCCCTATCTTTCTCTGAATCATAATCGCTTTGGCAGGGATCGCCCAACACGAATAAACGTGTCTTAACAGATAGTAAGAGCAGGACCAAATCAAGGAACCCCGGCGGGTACAACTGTATCTCATCCAAAACCACCACCGCATCTGCAGTCAACTTGTTCAGCCTCTTGAGGAATTTTTCAAAGGTGTAACATTTAAAATGCTGCGCGCCCGACTTGCCTATAGTTTTTACAGTCCTTTGAATCACCTCCTCAAATATACCACAGAGTGCACGTCTGGGTGAAACATAGCACAACGCCTTGCCCCTCATGCGCTCTAACAGCTCAGTGAAAAGTCGACTCTTTCCACAGCCGAAGGTCCCTATGAATGCATGCACTACCTTCTTCGATTCATCTACCTTTGCGCTGTCCAATAAATTTCCTGCACCGTTATAGAGCTCCGAGCAAAGCACGCCTGTAGTGCCTTCATGCAGCGAATCTGCGAGAATTTTCGCTCTGGCAATGTCCGGGTAGTACTCTATTGCATTGCTCTTCTCATAGAGGCTGCTCAATTTTTCTTCCTCTACGCCGAGATTGCCGTCGGACACATTGAAGTGTTCTAGCGATGAGAACATCTTGTCCTTCACATATTCAATGTGATTCCCGCTGCACTTAAAATTGCACTTAATAGCACCTTGAGCGTTGTATAGATGCGTGCCTGCTTGGCTCTCGACCATCCCAGCGATGTCAAACACCTCTAGCATCTGCAAAAACATATCCATCTGCACCCCCTTTCCTTCAAGCAATTCTTTCTCAAAATTATCTCCCAACGACTGTAGAAGCACGACTAGCACATCCTTGTCCGTCCGCTTGACCGCCTGGGAAATCGCCCTTATTGTGCACAACTCAACTGGCTCCAATCGCCTCGAATGGCCCGCATCGAGCTTTAGCATCGCTGTGCGCTTGTTTGCACTTGTGCTGTAGCGCAGTCTACAATTCTGTGGGATATCGTATACGACGATGTTAAAACCAAAATGCTTGCATGCAGCGCTTATAGCTTCATCTTCGGCCCATGCTTTGTCTAGCAGCTGCTTCAATAGTCTCGGCTTATAATCCTCGTCCCACTCCACATTTAGTAGCCCCGCCTTGGCCGTTTGTACGTTCACGCCAGTGTAATACTCCATTGCGAGCCAGAAGCAGTCACCACCTCCTCTATTTCTGATCACATCGTAGGAGATGCTGCTGAATTTTTGGCAGGGCTCGACTGCGATAGTTACACCACACATTATCGTGGTGTGCCCCAATTGCTCATTAAGTGCGTGTGCTGCCTTTACAGTAACATCCTGCTTGCGTAGCACTCTGAATGTGAACGATATCCGCCCAGCACTCTTAACTTCCACCGCATGTTTGTGTGTACATTGAAAATTCTCGGGCATGGTGAATTGGATTGCATCTGTGAGCTCAAAGGCACTACAGCCTGCGCCGCATTTAATTTTAAAGCATGCACTTCCCATCACATTGACGGTCAAGATGCTTTCGCCTGACTCAAATATGCCCTCATCATCGGCATGAAAACCGATCTGTGCACCTTCCTCATATTTTTGCGCAAGCATGCAATCATATTTATCTGGGATTTCATTCACCTGCATCCACAACGTAAGCCACTCTGGCCATCCCCTTGAAACGTGATCGCCCCCATTGTACTTATAGTTTACTTCCCCCACAGAATACCAAGCGCACTGCCTATTTTTGAGTTTGTCAGGGTAATAATCTTGCCTCAGATCTGCGTACGGCACAGAACGGACAGCCATTGACAGGCCACAGGCGCATTGTACAGTACATAGATCTGTAGGCCTCTTCAAAACATCACGATCCGTAGCAGCAGCAACTTCCTCATGCATCGTTCCTTGCGGTGCCACGCTTTCGCGAACTACCACCGGCTCGTACAGCACTGAGCGTTCAACTGTGTCCTCACCACACGTATTCAACCAGTTGTAGCGCACGGGTCTTCTCTTACCCATGAAGCCATGGGTTACCATCTCCATGTGGTGCGTGCAGCCCAGCGGTACATTACTTCCCAAGTACCTCATGTATGCTTTCTGGTTGTTTGGCCTCAAAAACCATTTCACACGCTCTCCATGCCATCCAAACAGAATGTGATGTGTATTCCTGACATGATTGTGTACCCTAAATAGATCTGCCTGCGACAATGACGCAAGTACTGTGCTTGCGAGCAAGTTACACTTCCCTCTTAAAAGGGCCACATAGCTCGCAACATCAATCAAAGCTGTGTGCGTTTCCCCACAGAAAGCATGCACATACAGATCTTTCAACTTGCGCAGTAAAGCTGCCTTGTTGAAATCGCCGTCCCACGTGACGCACTGCTCTCTATGTGTTGATGTCCCTACGTATGGCATAGACACGCGATCAAGCACACCACATCCTCTCCAACTTAGTTCGATGCTTTCTTCCAAGTCAAAATCATCCTCAATTTCCTCTTCATGGAAGAATTTGAAATCAAATTTGCTCGATCGCTGAATTTCTCTCAATTTCACATCCACGCACAAGGGTTTTAAGTTAGCGATGAAGTCGTCAAGGCAAACCATCCTCGTAGCCTTTATTTTTGCCGACAGAACACTAGGCAGTTTCCTGCCTAAATTTGCGAAGAAGAGCTTAACATGTTCGGCGTTGAGCATGCTCCGTATGCTTCCCGTGCTTATGACCAGATCACTGAATTCCTCCATAAACTTTACCGCAAGTCCGCTTGGATCATGATTAAGTTGTGAGAATTTGGCCATAGCAGATTGCTTGTCCGGTTTTTTAAGAGATCGCAGGTAACGATACACCCGGAGCAACATTGGATGTGAAATCGGAAAGAAGCACACCTCGCCTCGACTTATGTCTTTCAGACCATCGCTCTTGATCGCCTCGAAAGGGCCGAAAGACCGATATGTTGGCACTACGAGTTCACCGCGCGTGATTGATACCATATGATGTGAGAACTTACTGCATATTAAATCCACGCAATAAACCACTCCGTCTGCCAGGCGGATTTTGGAAGTTTGCAGCAAGAAACCACCCTCTAAAGGCTGCTCATAACCCTCGCTCCTGACACCATCAGGGTAATAAAATAGCTTATTATTACGCACTTCGAACTCATAACACCAAGGATTCAGCGAATAAGATGCCCCTACAAAGATCTCAGGGGGATAGACTAGAGTACCTAGCAGGACCTCTGGCTTGCAGATCTCTAAGAATGCAATTAGGTCATTTTTCGACCAATAGTGCAATTCATCATGCATGAATAAATTCGAGCCAGTCTTTACATTAGGCACCAGATCTCTCAATGTTGGTGAGTCGAAAAGCCCGCAATGCCTTTTTAACAATCTCGATTCAGAGCTGGCTCTTACTACGAATTCATTGCCGTACCTTATTTTATCTGCACTACTTACATATCTATTTATAGCACTAACTAAGCTAAGTTTATCAAACCTTTTCTTAAGGAAATTAAGCTTAAAGCCTTTAATACCTACAAAATAAAAAGTATTGTTAATTATATCAGGTAGTACTCTATACAATAGGTAATTCTCTAATGTTTTACAGACTGGGTGTGAATGGGGGTAGCCAGAAAACGGGCTCAGATAGATACCTGCTCTGCTAAGGTGTTCCTTAGCTATTGCTGGTAAGCTATAATTGAACCATGAGAAATTCTCTTTCTCAGCTTTCTGGTAACTAGTGGTTGCAGTATTCGCAATTAGCGATTGTGATGCAGGTTCAAGTAGTGTTAACACCTCCTCGACTGGACTCCTGTATGTTAGAGCCATTTATATACTTGTATTTGAACTTCGAGTTGTTTAAATTCAAGTATGTTCGGGTGTGTTTATC